CAATTGGTTGAATCTAAAGTGGGTAAGCAGCTTGCCGATTTGACGGCTCAATTGGATAGTTTTTTGAAACAAGCGGATAACCCCCTGATTTTAAGTAGTGTTGTTGAGTATGAGCCTTGTGAGGCTAAAGATACTGAATTGGTGGGTATTGATGCTCTTACTTCTATTGCCGTAGCGTGTAGTGCTGATGGTAGTGGTGATAGCGAGCAGATGAACTGGGCTGAGTTTTCGCGTGCTTTTGGTTGGATTGACCTGAAACATGCCGATAGTTTTACTGCATACAAGTTTCAGCATCATGTTTATAAAGACACTTTTTTAATGCTGTCCGAATCTGGGCTTCGTTCAGCTATGAAAGATGTGCTTGCAAGTACATGTGCTGACAAGAAATCTGTTTATGATCACTTAGCCAAGCACTATAAAGATTTAGGATGGACACCACCGGAGTTTAAAGATGGTGATGACGCTTACACGGAAGATCAATTGGCTTTGATTGGTGATGGTAAAGATCCAGAAGTTGAGTCTATTCAAGATCCAGCTCCTGAATTAAAGTCCGATCCTACAGTTGAGTCTGATATTAAAGTATTGGTAAAAGAAGCAGTGGATGGCTTCAGCTTGGAACTGAAGGAACTGAACACCAGCTTTAAGATTAGGATGACTGTTGTGGTACGGATGCTGGAAGAACTATCAGCGAGTGTGCTGGCTTTGCAATCTCCTGCTAAAAGCTCTGATTCTGTTGATCCACCAACACCAGAGTCCAAGACACCAGAATTTGATTTGAGTGCAACTTTAGGGCAACTTCAAGATTTGTTCAAAACAAATCTTGAAGTTTGACAACAATTCATTAGTTCTAATTAAAGGTGATGCTATGTCCGTTGATGTGCAAAAACAATTGAGTGAGTTCACCACATCTGTTGGTAAAGCTCTTAGCATGTTTAATGCTCAAGATGCGGTGGTGAAAGCTCTTGAAACTCGTGTTATGGATCTTGAAACTCGTTGTGTTGAACTGGCTGCACAGGCAGGTTCAACCCCTGACTTTTCTGGTCATTTTGGTTTCACGAATGAAAAGCTGGCTAAAGACTTTGTCAGCATGGTTCGCGGTATTTTTGTTCGTGATGATGCTATTGTTAAGGATATGACTGAAGGGCGTGATTCCGAAGGTGGTTATTTTGTTCGGCCTGAATATCGGAATACACTGATTTCGATTATTGAAAAGTATGGTCTGGCGCGTCAGGATTGCACCATTATCCCGATGCAGTCCACTGAACTGGTTATGCCCAAACTAACTGGTGGTGTTCAGACTTACTGGATTGGTGAAGGTCAAACTATTCCCCAGACTCAGCCGAGTTTTGGTGAGTTCCGCATGACCATCAAGAAGCTGGCGGCATTAGTGCCTATGACCAGTGAATTGTTGGCAGATTCGTCCATTCCTATTGCCAATTTATTGAGCATGTTGTTTGGACAGGCCATTGCGAAAGAAGAAGATCGGGTTGTCTTTACTGGCGATGTAACTGCCGGAGACCCGTTCAATGGTGTGCTACATAATTCTGATGTGACTGCGTTCACCTTGCCGTCCACTAAGACTGCATTTTCGGATGTGACTGCCGATAATTTAGCGGATGTAACATCTTTACTACCGGCTGCGCTGTCGAGTGGTGCTAAGTTTTATCTGCATCGTACAGTACTGAATGTGCTCCGCAAGTTGAAAGACAGCTCTGGTAATTATATTTGGGCGCAGCCTACCGCTGATGGTCAGCCCGGTATGATTTGGGGTTTCCCGTATACTTTGTGTGAGTTAATGCCATCTATTACGGCTTCTGGTGCTGGCAAGCCGTTCATGTTTTTTGGCAATTTGCAGCATTTTTATATTGGCGACCGTCAGCAGATGACGATTGCTCGCTCTGAGCACGTTGGTTTTACGCAAGATAAAATTTTCTTGCGTGTATTACAGCGTGAAGGTATGGCTTATGCCTTACCTGAAACTGGCGTTGTGATTAAAACCTCGGCCAGTTGATTCTTTGTAGTTGCGGCTTGGATGCGGTTGAGTAACCGCATCCAATTACTGTAAAGGTGTTTTATGGCTATATACAGATGCCGACGCCAGTTGTTTGATTCAGAGAATAACTTGCATCTTATGACTGGCAGTTTCGTCATTACGGAGTGTCAAAGATGGGTGCAGCGGTTTGGACTCGACTTGCAACAAGTAGACGCCGTACCTACCAGTGGTGGCTATGTAGTTCGCACACTCACTGGGTTAAAAGAGGAAGCACTACTAGTTTCTGTAGAGCTTTCATCCACATCCAGTGTTGAAGATTCACTGGTTGCTGACTCATCTCCTGAAGTTGTGACTGACCCAGCTCCAGACCCTGTTCCTGTATCACGTAAAGTTACTCGTAAGGCTTAATTATGGATGTACAAGCGATCAGTTTATATTTAACTCCGGTTGTTAAAGAAGCTTGTGCGACTTTACAATTACGAGCTTAG